GGTGGCTCTGCAACTCAGCTTGATAGCTCGACACTGGAAGTGGATGGCGTTATCCTGGTGAACCTGACTCAGACAACGATTCCGACCATTACTGGTGGCTCACCCAATGAACCCTTCATCCATTATGTGGACCTCCATTATCAGTCAACTGGTCTTGGCACGAAACAGAAGGCCCCACCTTTCTGGACCTAATTAACTTTTCCAGTGAGTTAATAATAAAGCCACTGGAAATATTTGGAGTTGATTGTGATTTTATGTGGTAGAAAGAAACATGAGATGACTCCTGAAAACACAGGAGTTGGATTTAAGGGTTATAAACAGATAGAATATTGTATAGCTTGTTATAATATTACAACTGCTAATCTTCGGTCAAGAGGATGTAAGAAAACAAGGCTTTCTAAGTCAACAACAAAACCTTTTCCAAAAGAAGTGAAGGAAGAGCGTTTTAGGCAAGTAAATGGTCTCTGTGAGTTGTGTAACAAACCCCTTGGCAAAGGATATCACGGACACCACAGGATTCCGCGCTCTAAAGGTGGTCCTGACACCATTGACAACTGTATGGTCTTGCATCCTGCCTGTCACCTCCTGCCGGATAACTTTGAGTTGCTTCACGGTCACAGAAAATCTGGCTTAGCAAAGAAACTTGGCTTATTATAATTAGAGAGGATCTCATGCTGACTGAGAGAGAAGAGCTGGAACAGATCATTGCGGCCTTGCCCCCTGGTGCTTATCTTGAGCGCCAGGGGCCTAATCTGGACCTGGGAGTCCGGCTGGTGACAACCCCTGATCCGGCCACGGCTGTAGATGAAGAGGGTAATGAGTATCCCCTGCCGGTAATGCCTGCTGCATGGCTAACCTTTGCAGAGTTCAAAGCAAGATTCGTTTCTTAAGGTGTTTAAATGGGTTATGCTGTTTATGGTTACTGGGAGACCGGGTACTCCACGCTTGACGGCTCACAGAAGACATCTGCTGAGCTTCAGAAGCTTGAACACTCGGCCATCATCGACCTGTACATTCTTGATGCAACGGTATTAGGCAATCCCACCATTCGTTACTTCTTTCCTGGCACGAATCCTCTTGGGGGCTCTTTAATCTGGCAGGGTGTAGCTTATGACCCCATGCCCATCATGTCTGAAGGGTTCGCCAAGACAACTGAAGGCAAGATGCCCCGCCCCAAGTTGAGGATTGCTAACATCACGGGGCTGATGGGTGCCATTGCTCGTGAGTATGGTGACCTTGTTGGGGCCACCATCACCCGTAAGCGCACCCTGGCCAAGTTCCTTGATGAAGTGAATTTTGCTGGCGGCAATCCTAACGCTGACCCCACCCAGGAGATCAGCACAGAGACTTGGAAGATCAATCAGAAGACTTCTGAAGATGCTCTCTTGGTTGAGTTTGAGCTTGCTGCCACAGCGGATGTCCAAGGTTTCAAGATCCCTTCGCGTATCATTCAAGCTCATTACTGCCCTTGGAAATATCGTTCTCCTGGTGTGTCAGCTCTTGAGGCCCCTGAGTGCACTAACGAGTCCAATAACCCCATTTGCACCCATTTACTCCAGGGTGAGAATGGATGCATGAGCCATTTCATGTACACGGAGATGGTGACGGTTTACACAATCGTGGGTTACACCGACCCTGTTTATGACCAAGAAGGCAATATTGTCCAAGACTCAGAGCCAATTTATGAGTCTCATTTAGAGCCCAGAGAGACGCACCACCCCCTTCCCTTTGGTGGCTTCCCTGGTGTGTCGAGGCTGTAATGACTCCTGAATTGTTTAAAACCATCAAGGATTACTTCACGGACCTTGAAGAAGAGCAGTGTGGGCTGATCGTGGACTCTGGTCATGGTGAGGTGTTTTTTCCCACGCGTAATGTGGCTGAAGAACCCACAAAATTCTTTATGGTTTCCGCCCTGGATTGGATTACAGCTGCAAGACATGGTAAGGTAAAAGCAGTAGTCCACAGTCACCCTAATGGCTCCTTGGTTCCTGGTGAGAATGACTTTAATTGTGCAAGAAAGACCAACCTGCCTAATTACATTGTCTCTCCTCGAAGCCCTGACTTGATGCGGATTGACCCGCCTAAGAATTACACAACCTTTGAGCATCGCTCCTTCGAGTGGGGTTATTCTGACTGTTATTCAATCATGCGTGATTATCTCTGGGCTAAGTTTCAGATCCTCATGCATGATTATCCCAAGAGTGTAAACTTTAATGAAGTTTCCAACCCGTTCGAGGACCTCGCGGAGAAGGAAGGCTTTGTCAAAGTGTCTGATGCTTGGAGACATGGCGACGTCGCATTACTTTCAATAGGATCGAAGGTCCCGAACCACTGCGCAGTGTTTGTGGAGCCAGATCTTATTCTGCACCATCTCACTGACCAACTTTCTCGTCTTGAGGCTTACAGCCTTGCTTATCAGAAGAGGACTGTTGGTCATTACAGACACTGGAGCCTGCAATGAAAGTTCGATTAGAGGGCTTCCTCGCTGAGAAGTTCACCCCGGAATTTAATTCAGATAAGATCAAATCTCTGCCTGAAGTGATCCGGGCCCTTTCAGCCAACTTCCCTGATTTTCAGAAGACATTGAGTGATGATAAGGAGGGCTTCCATGTCATTGTGGACGATGTTGAGCTTCCGAATAACTCTCCTGAAGAACTGGCCAAAGTCGTGGTGGAGAGAGAGGTTTGGATCATCCCGGTAGCCGCCGGTGCCAACGGATCAACCTTTAATTTTATTGCTGGCGCAGTTCTGATTATCATTGGTTATGTGGTTAACATTTATTATCCAGGCGCTGGCACATTCTTTATTAAGGCTGGCGTCGCTTTGATGGTTGGCGGAGTCATTCAAATGCTTGCTCCGCAACCACAGCTTCCATTAAGGCCTGAAACAACCTCTGCGGATGATCCTGGAAAGTTCTTTAGCGGTACAATAAACACTTACAGCCAAGGGCATAGCCTTTCTGTTGTGTATGGTAAGCTCCGTGTTGGCTGTGCCATCATCAGCTTAGGCAAGTCTGCTGAGTATTATCCAAGGGGAGCTGAGGGTGGCCCCTTTGGTTTAAATGGTGTGTCTGGGGATGGCGTTACAGTGCCCTGGCATTGGTACGTTGAAGCCTAAGGAGTAGAGATGCCTGAGCAGATTCCACACAATCACTGGCCGCCTGACACTGGAGGCGTCAAATCAGAGTATGCTCGCCTCTTGTGTGCCATCTCGGATGGTGAGATTAATAGGTTCCCTAATGGCTTGAAAGGTGTTTATCTCAATGACACACCTGTTCAGGCTGAGGATGGCACTTATAACTTCAAGGGTGTTTGGGTAGCCGCAACCAAGGGCACCAACGATCAGGCATTTATCCCCGGTTCATCAGATATTGAGCAAGAGCTCTCGGTTGGTGTTACGGTAAAGAAAACGTCCCCTGTTGTTCGCAATGTGAATGGCCCAGCGGATTCTCTCCGTGTAACCCTGGGCTTCCAAGCTTTAGAGAATATTGACAAGACTTCAGGTAGCCCCACTTGGGCCTCTGTTGAAGTGAAGATTGAATGGCAGAATGCGGGTGACTCGGTTTGGCACACCGTTGACCTTGGAGATGACAAGATCATTGGTGGCCGTTATGCTGCTCGTTACGTGCGCAGTTTTAAGTTCCCTGTAACAGGAGCTGGTCCTTGGTCGGTTAAAGTTACTCGTGTAAGTGATGACGACAAAGACCAGTATGCAATAACTGCATTCCAGTGGGAATCTTACACCATTATTCAGTCTGCTAAGCTGCGTTATCCTAACACCACATTAGCGGATGTTGTTCTCTCTTCCTCTCAGTTCTCAAGCATCCCCAGCGTTGCTTTTGACATTGAGGGCCGGGTCATTAATGTCCCTGACAATTATGACCCTGAGACTCGTACTTACTCGGGCTTGTGGGAAGGTGGCTTTAAGAAAGCCTTTACAAACAATCCCGCCTGGATTTATTACGATCTTGCCACTGATCCTCGGTATGGTGCTGGTCGTTACTTACAGGGTATCCCCGACATTTGGAGTCTTTACTCCATCGGCAAGTATTGTGATGAAATGGTGCCCGATGGTATGGGTGGCCAGGAACCTCGTTTTGCTCTGAACTTGTTCCTCCAGACCCAAGATGAAGCCTTGGTGGTGCTCCAAAATATCGCCTCTGTCTTCCGTGGTATGGTTTATTGGGACGGTAACGCGGTTCAGACCATTGCGGATAGGCAAGACACGCCTGTTCAGATCTTCAATAATGCCAATGTGGTAGATGGCACTTTCATGTATCAGGGCTCTTCTGCCCAGGCTCGTCATAACTCGATCCGCGTGAAGTGGAACAACCCAGCAATGGGTTATAACCTGGATGTTGCATTTGTCGAGGACGAAGATGCCATCAAGAAGTATGGTCTGAATGCCTCTGAGATTGTGGCCATTGGCTGCACCAGTGAGGCTCAGGCTAAGCGTGTTGGTCTTTGGGTGCTAAACTCAGAGTTAACACAGACGGAGATGGTCTCGTTCCGTTGTGGTCTTGACGCTTTGAAGTCCCTGCCTGGGCAGCTGATTGAGGTGCATGACTCGTTCCGCTGGGGCACCCGCATGGGTGGCAGGTTAACCGCTGCCACCTTATCCACGGTGACCCTGGATGCTCCTGTCACAATAGAAGCTGGCAAGACTTACACCCTGCGACTTATGTCTCCTGAGGGTACTTCTGTGCTTAGAGAAGTCACCTCGGGTGTGGGTGATCACACATCCCTTGCTTTCACCCCTGACCTTCTGGATCTTCCGGTTGAGGATTCTCTTTGGCTCCTGGGCGCGAATGACTTTGAGCCCGTGATTTATCGCCTGACCTCCATTACAGAGAAAGATGGTTCTTTGGAGTTGGGTGGTCTGATTTACAACCCCGAAAAGTATGCTGCAATTGATGCTGGGGTTGTTCTCGACACGCCTGTTATTGAGACCGTTAGAAAGCATGCTCCTCCTGTTGGTTTGACTCTTTCTCATTACTCAGTGCAGTTGAATAACTCAGTTTCTTATATTCTGAAAGCCACTTGGGCTTCCGATTCTGAGGCTTTAAGCTCTTCCGCTTGGTATTCATTTAACGGAGGCAGTTACAAGGAACTCTCATCTAGTCTAAACGATGCAGAGTTGCTGGGTGCTGAGCCTGGCGATTATTCTGTAAGAGTGCAGTCCAGGTTCATCACTGGCACCTCCTCCTTCACCGAGGCTTCTTACACCATCCCTGAGTCGGACAACGCAGCCATCACTCGTCAGAACCGCCTGAGAAATGCTTCTTACGAGTTTGGCCTTGAGCCCTGGTTTATTGAGACAGACCCCCTGAATAGGGAGTCGATTGACACCACCGTTTTCAACCACGGTTTGAAGTCATTGAAGGTGGCAGGCCTCTCTAACGAGAATATGTCTGCTGTTATCGAGCAGATCAATCCCCTGCCTGAATATGCTTTTATTGATTTGACCTTCTTCACACATTGCGAAAGCAATGGCGGCTCATGGGGTTACGACCTGTCCGTTATGGCTGGTCCTCCTGAAAATCCTTATCAGCAGCTGGTTTATGAGTCCTTGCTCCAGCCTTTGGCGTCAGACTCCAATTGGTCTAAGCAGCGTCATGTTTTCTTGGGCTCGTCTTATCAAGGCACGGATCGTGGCACCTGGCAGATGGTGGTCCGTCTTGTGCCCAAGTTTGTTGCTGGCACCCACGCAGATCCGGCCACATTTAATGTGGACGCCTGGACTTTGTATGATGGCACCTTGTCTGCGGACATTGCTGATGCCCTGACTTGGCTCACCGCAATATCTTATGACGGCCTCCTGTCCAGGGATGAAAAGCCTCGTGTGGTTCAGGCTAAGTCCGTTATCGACGCTGAATATGCGGGTATGATCTCTTCCGCCAATAAGTATGAGGTGAACACATCATCTTATGCTGGCGCTTACTCAGCCTTGAATGCTTATTTGGCTGACCCGTATAACCCCGCTAACGGTTATGGTGTGGGCCTCGGCATTGAGGATTGGAAGAATTACTCCACCGATTCACGGATCAGCTCAACCGTCTGGATCACCCATTGGACCAATTATTACTCTGCTAAATCTGCTCTGCAGAATCAGATTGATCTCGTGATCAAGCAGTTAACGGATGCAGGACAGCAGGGTGGTGACTCTCTTATCCCCAACTGGACGTCAGAGGCCGGTAACATCCCCGGTCCTGGTGGCATTGCAGTTTATGATGCAGGTCCTGGGGGTGCTTACGCAGGCTCTCAGTTCTGTCGTAGAATCCCTGCTGGTCGTACAACTCTGCGCGTGAATGCTCCTGCAACCACGGGCAAGTCTTATGTCTTTGAGGCAGTTTCTCAGAGAGAGTCGGATGGTGTTCTTTCAACAGGCATGGTGTTTAAGGATGTAAATGGGGCTGTTCTTCTCTCCACCACACCCGACACCACGAACTCCACTGGTGGCCCAACGGACTGGTTGACGATTACAACAACGGAAGTGGCTCCTCTGGGCACTGTGGCGGTGGATTTCTTCATTGAATCCACCAGCACTGGTTATGCTCGTTTTGATAATCTCCGTGCTGCTCTTTCTTCCACTCTGGGGCCTGGGTCAGTCCTGCGGGACATGATTGAGAATGATGCAATTGACGCCACAAAATTAGCCAATAACGCTGTTGACTCTGGCGCCATGCAAGATGGTGCTGTGGTCTCGCGCGTCATTGCGGGTCAGAACATTGTGGCCTCTCACCTCTCGGTAACCAATTGGGAGAACCTCTGGCCTAATGCAACGTCAGAGAAGATCCCTCCAGCCACGGCGGACACAAATCAGCCTGAGTGGAAGAATCGCCTGAATGTGGGTGCGAGTGCTTTCACGGGTGAATGGGTAAGAGACCTCACCACAGAAGAGCTCACGCTTACAATTCCTTGCCTGCCTGAGGATGAGTTTTATCTTGAAGCTTACGGTAAGACGTTCTCAGGCACCACCAGTCTGGGTATGAGATTTGCTCCTGGGGGCCAGCTTGGTGGTCAAGTTACATCAAGCACAGCCCCTCAGTCCACAACCTCTGGCTCCTGGACTCGCCTCGCTTCTC